ACTTACATCACTTGTTTTTGCCTACTATTTAATTCTATAAGAGAATACTACCAGAGAAACCCTGAAAAGTCAAGACGACACGCCGTAGGCAGAATGTGTTTTACATCACACGGGACGTCCCATTTTTTGCAAGTTTTTTATTTGTCAAATATTTTTAACAACTCTTCACATTGTTCATCTGTTAAATGTTCAATGCTAATTGCTTTTTGAAATAGATCGGTGATTTCATTTGTCATTAGTTATCCTCCCATGTTGCTTTTATGTATTCGATTTGTTCAAGTAAATCTGCGGTAGGTTCTGCCATACCGTATGCATTACCATTATCTTCAATGATATCAAGTAAGTTAATTAAAGCGGTGTGAAGAATTACAACCTCATCACGGTTGCCTAGCAATTCAATAGTTTTCATTAGTTAGAAACCTTCCAATTAGAGTAAAACGGTAAACGGTCATAGTCATCATAGAAATAGTCTCTTTCTATGTTTTGTTCACAATCTTCACAGAAAGTGTATTCGATATCTACGCCCATTCCGTAGACAGTTGAAATAGCCTCAATACGAGGGGTATGGGTATGTGTTAGTGTAGTCATGTTAGACCACCTTTCTTTATTAGTTATCTTAGTAAGCCTGTGTAGTAATTACTATACGGCGTTCATTGCGTGTTGCAATGTTTTTCTTAGCGATAGGGAAAGGTAACTTATATAGAGATACATGGGTATCTGTTTCGGTAGTTACAACACCTTCAAGAAACTTACCATTCTTCATGGTGATTTCTGTCCATAGTTTATTTGACATAGTATGTCCTTTCTTTAATTCTCTTAGAGGGTTTCTAGGTAGAAACCTGTTTGGCAAGTAGGGCAGATAACGCCATACTCTTCACCGTCAATTGCTGTAACGGCGGTAGTGCAATTATCGCACCATACGATTGTGTTAATTTGTAGTGTAGTCATTTTGTGACCACCTTTCTTTTTTAGTTAATAACCTTTATTAACTTTCTATATATATAGTAACACCTACCACTGACAAATAGGGGGGTTACTGGGCAGTATTTCTAAACTATTTTTGTGATATACACCACATAGGTTATCCACATAGTTATCCACAGGGGACGTGGAAATGTGACCAACACCACAAAGAAATATGGCAAATATGCTTGACTTTTGGGTATTTATATGTTATAGTTCTACTATACAAATTAACCAAGGTGGTTAAAAGAAAGGTAGTCAAAATGATTACATTAACTGACATTACACCAGTAGCAGACTGGTCTATAGATTGCAACGACACAGATTACTGTGACGGTTATGGATGTGAGATTCATGCATCCTACCAAGGTGGTATGTGTGGTGTTACAGATTGTGTTTCACCAGTATCCTCATATCGTGTTATTGTTGAGGGTGTTGAGATGGATATGTGTCACTTCCACTATAACTAATAGCGTGTCTACTTGACACCCCCAGATCTTGGGCACGTCGCCATGTGGTACACATCACACCCGACACGCCGTGTTTGGACTTGACTTTTGGGGGTTTATATGTTAGTATTCTACTATAACAATTAAATAGTGCTTAGGGAATACCCCCTAAAATGTGACCAAGGACACACCCTCAAATGCTTGACTTTTGGCGGTATGTATGCTAGTATTATTACTATAAGAATTAAATAGCAAGGAAATCCTAGTTGAGCCTCTGAGCCTACCAAATAAACCGCCTAGCGGGTGAGCGTAGCAAATAAGAGCAAATAACACTAGGCAAGGAAAACAGTTAGCAAATTGCTAACAGTATTAAAAGAAAGGAAGTTACAAAATGACTTCACTATATAACCATATTGAGATAGGTGACACTATCACATTCCCTACATCTATGAACCTAGTTAAATCAGGTGTAGTAGAATCATTCCGCAAGTGGAATGGTAGTGCTATGCAGGTGCGTTGCACCAATGGTGCTAAGTTTGAGATTAGTCGCTATAAGACTGATTATGTCCTCACAGTAGAGGAGAACTAAATATGAGTTTCTCTACTATCCTAGTACTTTTGTCGGTACTATCTACTATACTTGTACTTATCCCTACTATGCTAGATTCTAGCGAATACTAAAAACCCCCTAAAGAAAGAAGATAAATAAATGACACAATGCAAAGTAATTAACTGTGAATCAACAGAATTAGTCTATAGCGGTACTGATGCCTTTATGTTAGGCGGTATCCCTACAGAAACATATTGCTATAAGTGTGCTAATGCATACAATCAAATAAGTAACTCTATGGCTATCTATCTAGATAACTATGTAGAGCCTACATCTACTACATCTTGCTAAGGGAGGCTTATGTTTGATTTTATTACATCACCATTCGAGTGGTTTGCTAATATAGTACAGTACTCACTTATATTCATGGCTATTATTATAGTAGTACTAACTATAGGTGCAGTAGTGGCTATCCCTATTGGGCTAAAACTATTAGGGGTAGCATTCGCTAAGACTATAGTAGTAGAAACAAGTAAGATACTAAAAGACTTACACATAGATAAGATATCGCAAGATACTAAGCAATTTACTAACAATATATTAAGAGTAGTAGGAGATAAATAAATGATAGATTCAATGTATGCTCACAAATGCGATTCATGCGGTGATACAGGATTGGTGTTTTTTAGTGCCAAGGAGATACACATCGACCCTTGTGCTTGCCCTCCGTCACAAGTGGGCGTGTAGTACTTAGATTTTAGGGGCGTGTAGTATCAACTAAAAAGGATCTACACTCCTCTAAAAAGTGCTCACTATATTTTTACTATTTCCTTTTATATTTCCTGTATCATACATTTGGTAAAAATATTCAGATTTTGGGGTATTTGACTTTTGAAAATATTTTCAGAAACCTGCTATAATAAAACCATGACTACAGAATATACAGGGAACAACTGCTGTGCAGCATGCACATGCGAGGATCCTCATAACTCAAAGCCTATCCCTACTGAGGAATAATGGCAATCTTGGATAACTTGGAAAACGCCTGGGATGAATATCCACAAGGTGCGTTTGATAACCTATCTCAAAAACTATTTTTAGACACGGTATGCAAGGAGTGTGAATCTACACCTATGCTACAAACTGACAATATGGGTAGAGAGATTTTCTGGGAAGACATCGGAAGACCCTAGTCTTCAATATGATCTAAGACCCACATACGCTTATCAATAAAGCCTATTCTTGCACTGTCTGCTTCTGATTCAGTGTTTGCCTCAATAGCCAATTCTACTTTTGACTCAATATCGACATTTGTCTCAAAATCTCTTTTGGCATTAGACAAATACGCTTCTTGGACTTTCTCTAAAATTGGACGGTAGATAAACTTAGGCAATTAATCCAGCATCTTTCATCTTGTCATACATATTACCAAGGATAAGATACAAAGATGGTTGGCTTTGTGCAATTTGTGACTCAGTATCTGATTCGCTCATTCCTGCCTTAAGACACATATCTCTATTATCGTCGTTAATGCTATTGAGCATAAGGGTTAACGCTTCTTCTCTATTCATTTTCTCACCATTTTCCGATAGGACACTCTGCTTGTTTGAGTGTAGATTTTAATTTCATAAAACATCCACATTTGGTACATTTCATAAGGGTTTTTCTAAATGCAGGACATTCATTGCATATTTTTAAGCGGGACTCAATGAGTTCACGATCTGCTCTTGGCTGATTAGGATCAAATAGATCCGTAAACTTTACTTCCATTCAATCTCCTGATCATATGTAACAGAATACTCTCCAGTGAATATCTCCGCATATGAAATTATATCAGACATGTATCGCTTGACCGTATTTAAGCCTACTTTGTCAGCCATATACTTCTTACCATCAATAAGTGGCTTATGAACGATACCTTCCTTGATAAATGCTTCATTTAATGTTTGGATATATCGTTCTTTGCCAAATCGCTTGGATGCAAATTCTTGTCTTAGGTATTGCCCCCGAATTTTATCATCGGCTTCCTGGATTTCTCCTGTATTCCACAAAATATAGGAAACTGCGTCATGCTCCATCCGCTTAGACCAATTTCGCATATTGTCTCCGTACTTCTCCATGTTTCGGAGAGTAGAGTCGGAGAAAGCCATGCGTATTTTGTCATCTAGGGATGTTGGAACCTCTGTTGCGAACGAAATTAAAAACGTCGTTGCGTATGGAAACTTTTCGTAATACTTATCGACTTCGAACTTCTGATTCGGATTAAACGATCTTTCTGCTGCGCCGTCGTTTAAAAGCCTCATATGATTTCCAATTGACACATAGTCTTTATGATTCATATCGATATCAACGAACAAGCAATCTTTCGGATCTATACCGTCGGCGAGGCATAAAAGATTTTTATCGTATGTCCCGACGACTTCAGAACCGTTATATCTATTTAGTAAAGTTGCGGACATAAAACCATCCATGTCAGGGGAAATGATGAGTTTGTCAGAGAAACTCAGTGTGTCCAATATGTCTGTCTTCATTTTTGTAAAACTCCCCTTATAATATAACTTATGACCGCTCAAGAATGGCTTGGCCTAATCCTCACAACATTATCAATTGTAGCACTTGTTGCAGGGGCTGTCAAGAAGTATATAGATGCCAAATTTGAGCCTATCAATTCAGTGGTTCAAGAAATAAGAGCAGAGACTAAAACAAACGGCGGATCGTCAATGCGAGATGAAATCAAAGCAATTAAGAAAGAACAAGAAGAAGCCAAAGCGGTTCGAAAAGAATCAAATGAGAAATTGAACCATATGTATGATATTCTTTTAGACTATATATCCAAATCTACAAAATGATAGACTTCTGGTCTTTGATATATATAATTAATATTTAGTATATAAACCCTTTAGAGATAGTTTTCTTTTCTTTATATATTTAAAGTATACACCATCCAACAACTTGATGCTTTATGACAAAGTAGGATAAATCGGACATTTAGGAATATAACTTTTTGATAACTTTTAAATATATGTCCGTTTTGTACTGATATGATATAATTTATATACTACTATCAAGGAATGTTACTCATACCCACCTTTCTTGATAGTAGTATTATTTTAGGTGGTATAATCTCTATATTATGACAAATTGCTGTAGTCCTGAGACTTTTGGTGCTGATCCTATCCAGATTAAATGGAATGTTATTAGAGGAGACAAAGCATCACTTCGTATTGAGTTTTTAAATAATGATGAAGTCAATTACTTTGATACTTCTGATTGGGAATTTAAATCTTGGTCCTATGATCCTAGAGGAGATATCCTAGATGAACTAGAAGTCGTATCTCAAAATGGTTATGTTGACATTATTGCTGATTCTGACATTACTCAATACTGGGGAACTGGATATTCTTCTATTGTTGCAGAGTTACCGTTTGATCTTCAAGTTACCCTTGGTGACTCAACTGTCTGGACCCCCGTAATAGGCGTTATAAGGGTCTTAGGCGATGTTACAGGTGGAAGTCTATAGTCATGGCTGTAATCAAGGTCTCTAACACCCCAAAACCGCTTCCAGCAATTATTCGAGTTAACGGAAAATCTTTTAAAGTAGCAAAATAAAGGGGGCGGAATGGCAATTTCTAAGAATGTTGATATTCCAGGATCCAAGCAGACAAGTTATGCTGCACAGGTTCAACAAAGCCAGGCTTCCTCCGTTCCAGAGAATACTTTATCCTTTTTACCAGTCCCTGGACCAGTAGGTCCGCAAGGTTTAGCAGGTAGAGATGGCAAAGACGGTAAAAATGGAAGCGAAGGTCCACAAGGTCCACAGGGAGAAAAAGGTCCAAGAGGCGAAAGAGGTTTTTCAGGAGCAGATGGAGCAAGTTCTTTATCATCTTCAGGACAACAGGCAGGTTGGGCATCTTACGTAAACACAAAGCCAGACAATATCAGGCTAGGAGCAACTTTGGGTTCTGATGGCTGGGTAAATGTATTTTTAGCAGACTCCACAAGTTCTGAAGACTTCTTGCCGAAAGACTGTGTAAGCCTTTGGAATCAAAACTCTAGAACATTAAATTTTAAAGGTTTGAAGATTGGTGCTCAGGTATTTATAACCTACAATTTTGAGTTAACAACATTTACCCCTAATACAGAGGTTTGGGTAAAGACAGCACTTTCAAAAAATGATAGTAGCCCAGAGCAACTTGTCGGATCGTTCAAGTATCAGCATACCTATAGCCTTTCGGTGACTCAGCAGATATTTATTGAAAACGATAAGGTCTGGGCAGCCCAAGCAATTCCACAGGTCAGAACAGATTTTGATGCTTCTTTAATTCTTAATTCTATATACGTCAGCGTGGTATAATAAAACCATGGCATTTCCAGGAGAATTAAACTTAACATACTATAAGGGTGACACCCAAGAATTTCGCATCTATCCAAAGCAAAATGATGGATCAGCCTTTAATATGTCTGGATATGCAATTAAATTTTCTATTGCAGCAAGCAGAGGTTCGTCCTCAATCATCGAGTGTTACTCAGTAGTCGATGAGAATAATCCAAGTATGGCAGTTTGTGCAATCAGACCAGCAGATGGAGCACAATTAACTGCAGGTACTCAGTATGTCTATGATGTTGAAATCAAAAAGGCAAGTACCCCTTACGATTTAGTTTATACCATTTTGACAGGAACTGTTTCTGTAACCGAGCAGGTAACTCAGGAATAAAAAATGGCAAACCTACTAAGTAACGAAGACATTACGGTTCTTGGTGGACCATCAGAGATAACTGTCAACCTTGATTTTGGACCTACTGGTCAAAGAGGTAGTTACTGGATTGTTGGTAATGGAAACCCAAATGATTCAAATACAGAAATTGGTCAAACCCCCCAAGTTCAAGATATATACTTAAATCTTGATGTAGAAAATGGAGAGTATCTCTCTGTCTATCAGTATCAGACTGGTATTGGAATTACATCTTGGGTGAAGTTGGTTAATCTTATCCCCAAAATTTTTAGCAAGAATGTTACAGCAAACTTTGTTGCTGGATCAGCATCCGTTAATATCCCCTTGATTGAGGTTGTTCCACCAGAAATTATTGGTTCTACAGTTTTAACTGACTTTAATGTTCAACACTCTGTTGTGGATACAAACTCTCCAGTAGCGTCTGGTTTGTCTGTTTCAGGTATTATTATTGACAATGGCACACAGGTTCTAAGTTTAGATATCACGGCAAGTCAATTACAAGAAGGAGCCTGGGAAAACTTATCTGGCGAGCAATCGGTCCATTTATTTATTTCCCTGGTATAATCTTGGTGGAGATGACTAATGGCTGACGATATTAATTTAAATGGACCTTACAACACGAAGATGCCTTCCTACAGCCAACAGGCTGATATTCAGGAAGCCCTAAAGTTATTTTTATATGGCGAAGGAACATTACCGACAACTGAGTCTGAAATTCCTTCAGTATCTCTTGCGGGTCATTTAAGGTCACTGCAAGAAGGTATAGATGTCGTAGAGGCAAGAGGTTTAGGATCAATCGTTTCTTCAACTCCACCAACTGGAGTAGACGATGGTTTTATTTGGGTAAACCCAGATGAATATTTTGCAATTGCTAGCGTTCCTGTGTGGAAGTTAAAATCTAGCGGAAACCTATCTGGAAACTCTATATCCGTTTCTAATCTTGATGGAGAAAAGTTATTCATTATTTTAAAGGACTGGAGCCACGATAGTTCTGAAGATGTAGATTTTTCTTTAAGGTTCAATAACGACTCAGGTCCTAACTATGTTAATACTGGTGGAATCATTTCTGCAAGTCACTTAAGTTCTCCAGTTTTTCCAAACTCAGGAACTTACGATATGACCATAGCAGTCGATTTAGCAAATACTGCCTCAGTGCTTAAGCCAGTCTCTACAATTGCTAGCGTTTCTGTTGGATCTTACTTTGGGTACTACAAGAATACAAGCCCAATTACTTCTCTCAGCGTCCTGCTTCCGACAGATGTAAATTTTGATCTTGGATCTTATGAGGTGTGGAGTTATGAATAATGGGGTTGAATTCTGATGTCCACAATTAATACTAACGGCAGAGTTGCTTATATTTATAACGAGTCTAACGATACTTGGTATTCTCTTGGTGGAACAGTTAATACAAACGCAGAATACACTTGGTCATCAGATCAAACATTTGCAGCCCCAGTTACTTTTAACACCGTTGTAAATGCAAAGGCTGGAATCAATAACTTCCAAAACCCTACAGCCAGAGATGCTGCTTTAACTTCTCCTACCAATGGAATTGTTTGTTTTGTAAGACAGAAAAATGACGGAACAGTTATCAATCAAGTTCAATACTATTACAATGGTGAGTGGAGATTTATTAATGATGCTGTTACCTTTGTAAATATTGCATCTGATTATACAGTCACAAAAGATGATGCTGGAAAAACATTACTAATTGATTCCTCATCGGATATTACTATCACCATTCCCGCAAACAGTACAACTGCATTTACTCGTGGACAAAAGATTGATCTGGTAAGAAATGGTTCTGGTAAGGTTACTATTGCCAGTGCTGTGGTTGATGAAACACCTGTAGTAATAATTAACAGCAAGTCATCAAACAAAGATCTTGCATCGCAATTTTCTAGTGCAACAATAACAAAGGTTGATACTAACACTTGGTTGCTCACTGGAGATCTTACTGCAACCGTTGTTCCAACTCCTACACCAGTCACACCTTCTGTCACACCAGAAGTTACTCCAGCCGTCACACCTGCAGTTACACCAGGAGTTACACCAGCAGTAACACCAGCAGTAACACCTGCGGTTACACCTGCGGTTACACCTGCGGTTACACCTGCGGTTACACCAGCACCACTAGAAGCCTGGTATGCATCGGGCTGTTGTGATGGAAGTGTTATTAATGCAAGTAGCCTAGCGTCATCGGCAACTGCGTTAGACAATTTAGACGCACAATGCCCAAGTGGTGGAATATCAAATCAAACTGTTATATTTGGAACTTCATATCCAACAGTAACCTGTACTCCAGCAGTTACACCAGCAGTTACACCAGCAGTCACCCCAGCAACTACCTATGACATTTATGTAAGTTGCAACGGATTTAGTGGTGCATACTCAGGTGCTTATGGAATTGCTCCTGCAGACTCCCCACCATACAGTTATCTTTCTGGAACAACTCAAACTCTAGGATTAACATCTGAACAAATTGTTGCCATAGTTGGAATTCCAGACATCTGTAACACTGTAACTCCATCAGTAACACCTGCGGTTACACCTGCTGTAACACCAGCAGTAACACCTGCGGTTACACCTGCTGTTACACCTACTGTAACACCTGCTGTAACACCAGCAGTAACACCTGCGGTTACACCTGCAACTGTCTATGATATTTATGTTCTTTGTAACGGATTCAGTGGATCTTACTATGGAGCATATGGAACCCCAACTCTTGGAAGTGGATATAGTGCAACTACTGGAACAACTACAACTGTTGGCCTAACAAGCGCACAGATTATTGCTCAACTTGGTATTCCTGACGCCTGTAATGTTGTAACGCCAGCAGTTACACCTGCTGTTACACCTACTGTAACACCTGCTGTAACTCCAGCAGTAACACCTGCTGTTACACCTACTGTAACACCTGCTGTAACTCCAGCAGTCACTCCTGCAGGAGTAACTCCTACTGTCACTCCACCATTTTTCCCGTACTTCCCGTACTTCATCCCTTGGTTTGGACCACCATGCGTTGAAGAAAATACTTTAGTGGATACACCTAGTGGCCAGATTCCTGTAAAGAATCTCCAGGTAGGCGATGTAATCTGGTCAACACCAATCGTTGAACTTGATCCGTCAGAACCAGATTGGCAGAAGTATGCTTGGAACTCTCCAAGCCTCACAACTGGCGAACTTGTTGAGACCACAATTACAGCACTTGACTCCATTGAAGAATCAGATATTATTTGCTTCAACGGCAATACAGATATCCGAATTACATTTACTCAGCCAATGTTTGTTAAGACACCTGATGGTCAATATAAGATTAAGGAAGCCTACTATGTTGAAGTTGGAGATAGCCTAATAGTTGTCGACTCAGTGGGAGATAAGGTTGAGGTTCCTGTCACAAGTATTGAACACTTCACAGACGAAGTAGTAACTGTTTATCAGTTGTCATGTGAGCCTTATGACTGGTTCTTTGTAAGTGGCATTTTGATTCACAACAAGTAGTCGATAGTGATTATCAAGAACTTTCTTACAGAAGAAGAGTGTGACTCTTTATTGCTAGAGGCAAAAGATTCTAGTGATTGGAATCCGCAAAGCAAAGATACAGGAATTTTTATTCTTAAGTCTAGAAACCACAAGGTGCTTATAAGCATTTATAATCGTGTTGCTTCTCTATTTGATGACAAGTTACATGCTCAAAGCATAAGGATGATTCATAAAACAAATGAATACTCTTTTTGGGAGCGTCATTCAGATAATGAAGGCGGAAGTGAGATTGACTATGGAGTAGTAATATACCTGAATGACGATTTTGAAGGTGGAGAACTCTATTACCCAGACCTTGACTTAATAATTAAACCTGAAAAGGGTATGTTGGTCTATCATTCTGGAGATGTTATGCACGAGGTGCTAAAAGTTACAGATGGAGATAGGTACACCCTTACTTCATTTGTAAGATCTAGAGAAAAGGGACTTGGTGTATAATATATATATGTCAGGCAAAATAGATAAAGTTAAAGATATTATAAATACCAACAGGGAGTCTGTAGTTGGACCACTGGATGCTATAAATCCAGGAATTCCTAAAGTATCTGACGATATCTTTAACTCTAGAATTTCCATATGTAACTCGTGCAGCGACTTAATCAAATTGACAAAGCAGTGTAAGAAGTGTGGATGCTTTATGGCTATAAAAGCAAGGCTAGAGGCAGCAACATGTCCATTGGAGAAGTGGTAATGAATAAATGAGAACTAGCACCAGGAATAGTTGTTTATGGTGATGTTGTTAGTGGTTACGAAACCCTGGTTTCTGATATTGAAGAGGGAATGGTAAGCGCAGGAAGATCTTGGCAACAATCCACGGTAAAGCGTGGAGAAGATACAGGTGTCTATACTGACTCTAGAGATACTCTAACCATAGGTGTCCCATATAATGATGTCATAGTAGATAATTTTGCAAATCTGGATGAAGCATTTAATGCAAACTTGTCAAATATGTTTTTGGGTGGGTTTGGCCCAGCAGAAGCAGACTATAAGGCGGACTATCAGTTTGATACCACATGGCATGATCAATATGGTATTTTAAAGTATGGGGTTGGACAAAAGTTTGTAAATCATATAGATGACCACAAAGACTATCACAGAAGAATTTCTACTGTTTACTATATTAATGATAACTATTCTGGTGGAGAGATATTGTTCCCAAGATTTAATCTTAAATACAAGCCAAAGGCCAACGAACTATTGATCTTTCCGTCGTCTTATGTTTATAATCACTCAGTATTGCCAGTTGTTGAAGGAACAAGATATGCAGTAGTTAGTTGGTTAAAGTGACAACTCCAAAAGTTGTCTGGGCTACACTAACTAGTGGCAGAAAAAAATATCTTATTGAGTCAAGAGATTCTTGGTATAGGTTGTTAAAAGGTGATATATCTGAAGAAATTATTATAGACACTTCGGGCGATCCAGAATATTCTAAATGGCTAAAAGAAACATATTCAAATGCAAGGGTATTCTCATTGCACCAAGACATTGTAATACGAGATAACTGGAACCATGGTATCCGTCAGGCATACGAGTATTTTTATTATATTTTGCAAAAAATAGAATGTGATTATATTCTTCATACAGAAGATGATTATGTGTTATTAAAAGAGTTATTGGTTAAAGATGCTGTAGGTATCCTAAACTTAGATCAAGATATTGTTCAGGTTAGTTTTATAAGGCAACCCTGGACTATAGAAGAGATTGCCGACGGGGGTGTTTTAAAAAACATAAGAAAAAATGGGGTAACTCTTCAGGAGAAAAACAATGAAAGCGTCTCCTGGACCGAACATAGAGGCTATTTTACTTTTGGACCAAGTATTTATAGACATGACTTGTGTTTTTTAAATATGAATTCAGACCCAAATCCAGAACTTGCTTTTACATATGGCTTATTCTCAGATTTAAACAAAAAGGCTGCAACATTTGGTATAATAGAGGATACACATTTTGTTGAGCATATTGGAGTTGAAAAAGGATGAGTCAAAAACTATATTGTAGTTCAATTATTCAAGAAAATTTTTTAAACTATGACTTTGATGCTATCGTAATTAATAATTTTGAAATAAAGAATGATGACTCTAATATAGTTCATATTCCTGGAACAACATACCTTTTCCCTACATTCTCTGCATATGGTCACTCTCTGATGGATGTCTATGCCCAATACTTAGTTCTTTGTAAACAGTATAAAGATATTAAACCATTTTTTTATGAAAACAGTGCACAAGGACTTTACTTTAATAC